ATCTCAAGAAAGTTTGCACAAAGGGGTAGTCGCACAACTGCAGCTGGGGTATAGTTCTTACTGTAAGCGAGAACAACAACCAGGAGGACCGACCCATGGACATGATCAACCTCACCACCGTGATCGCCACCGCCCTCTTCGAGGCCGACCGCCTCCGCTCCCAGCGCCTCCTCACCGCCGCCCGCGAGCTGGACGTTGTCGCCGAGAACTTCGCGGCGGGCAAGGCGATGCCGCTGCACCTCAAGGCCGCGTCCTTCGACCTGATGGACGCCCTGCCCGAGGAGTCGGACCTCACCACCTCGGAGATCATCCAGGCGGTCCGCATGGCCCTGGTGTCCTAGCGGAAACTTCTCCGGCTGGAGGGTAGCGCCTCCAGCCGGCATGAAGTATAGTTCCATCAACAACAACAAGGAGCAGACGATGAGCGAGTACAAGATCCCCGGCTACGCGGTCCTGGGCGACGTCGACATCACGCAGGAGCGGTACGACCTGGCGGGCGTGGCGATGCTGGCGGTCAAGGACGACACGAGCGAGCTGTACGTGCTCAAGGCGACGGGGTGCGGGTGCGGGAGCCGGTCGTACTGCAACTGCGCGATGTACGACGAGATGACGCCCGAGAACATGGAGCTGGTCGAGGACCTGGAGGCGACGGCGCGTGAGCTGTACGACGACGTAACGAGCGCGGACGAGCCCGATGTCCCCGCGCTGCGGGCGATGATCATCGCGGCGCAGGAGCGCCTCCGGGCGCGGCCCGCGATTGAGAGCTAGACCGAGCCACACCCCGAGCCCCGGCAGCCAGCCGGAGCTTTGCTGTTTGCGAAAGCAAATCGCACATGGAGGTAGCCAGCACATGTGCAGTGGCGTAGACTCTACCCATGGACAACAACGAGGAGGACGGCATGATCCGCATCGAGGAGCTCGTGGCGATGGTTCAGGCGTCGGCCGAGACTGGATTCGACGTCTCCACCACCTACCGCCACAAGGGGCCCTGGCTGGAGATCATGGAGACCGGCGACGAGGACTGCTGGGTCTACTGGGTCCGACACAACAACCTCAGCGCCAAGGGGTACGACGTGGTCGAGCACCCCAGCGACAACCCCGACCAGATGGACCTCGACCTGGCGCACTACTTCCCCAAGCTCTGACCGCCCCGCCTCGTAGAGGCCTCCTCCGCACCAGGAGGGGGCCTCGCCCATGCCCGGCGCCCCGCTCATGCCGGCATGCCGGCAGACAGCCGCCTACGGCCTCCCGAAAGAATCTTCAAGAAAGTTGCAAATGGAGGTAGCCACCTCCAGTCCACTGGGGTAAAGTTCTACTCATGAGCGAGGGCAGGAAGCCCGAGCCTAACACGAGGAGCCACAATGGCCAAGCAGTCCTTCGCCGAGCGCGCCGCCGCCGCCCCCACCGACCTCCACAAGGCGTTCGCCGCCTGGATCACCGAGAAGACCGGGGTCGAGGTCGACCTGAAGACCGTCCAGCTGGTCACCACCCTCCGCATGGACTTCCAGGCCTCCCCCGAGAACCAGGCCTCCCTGGCCGAGCGCAAGGCCAAGGCCGAGGCGAAGCGCAAGGGTGCGGCCGAGCGCAAGAAGGCGCGCCTGGAGGCCGAGCTGGCCAAGCTGCGTGCCGGCAAGGAGGAGTCGCCCAAGGTCGAGGAGGCCGCCCCGGTCGAGCCCGCCGAGAAGGTCAAGCTCACCATCCTGTACAAGGGCAACGGCGAGCCGGAGGTCCACAAGGCGGGTTGCGCCGACATTAAGCGCAGCCGCCGCAAGGGCGACAGCCAGGAGACGGTCACGGTCAGCAGCCACACCGAGGTCACCCACATCATCTACGCCGACATGATCGACTCGGGTGAGTCGAGCCTGGAGGACAACTACATGGCCTACGACGCCAAGCCCTGCTGCCCCAAGCTCGACAACTAGTCCAGGAAAGCCCGGGGTGGAGGGTAGCGCCTCCACCCTGACTGGGGTATGGTTCTTACTGTAAGGCCAACCGGAACAACAACAAGGAGAACGCCGTGTACCAGTCCCTCGCCGCCGCCGTGATCGCTGAGGCCGCCAAGGCCAACACCAACCTCAACAAGGCGTACGACGCGCTGACCAAGGCGATCGCCGAGCCGACCAGGGTCCCGGTCAGCCGGATGGAGGACGTGGCCAAGGCCGAGGCTGTCCTGGACGCCTGGACCCGCCTGTACCTGGTCGCCGAGAAGTACAAGGCCGACGCGGTCGAGCAGTCCAAGCAGCTGGTCTACCGGGTCCGCCGGATGCGCGACGAGCTGATCGAGGACTACGGCGTCCAGTCGACGAGCCCCTGGGTCAACGCCGAGGCGGCCACGACCCGCAAGGCCAAGGTCGAGGTCTACGCGATCCTGAGCGAGTTCGTCGACTAGCATCCAGCCCCAGCAGCCCCGCCCCGAGAGGGAGCGGGGCTGTTCTGCGTTCCGGCCCCGGCAGAGCCGCTACGTGGCCGCCTACGGGGCGAACGGGCGCGCCCGGATACCCGCGCCCTCGCGAGCGCTCGCGAGCCGCCTACGGGGCGCCTACGGCTTCGGCATGCCGGCAAGCCTCCTACCAGGGCTTTCATGATTTCTTCAAAAAACTTCAAGATTGTTCGCAAGCCTCCTACCAGGGCTTTTCCGATGAATGACCAGGTAGGAGGCTGTTTGCCTTCTCAGCCCGACTGGGGCATAGTTCTCCTCGTAACACCGAGTCGCAGAGGGTCCGACCCCCTCTGAGGCGGGGAGAGCGGACCGGAAGCGACCTACGGGTGAACCGGGAACCCATCCCCCAAGCTGGCCCTCGCGGTCGAACTCGGAGCCCGGTGACGACAACCCGGGCGGGCCAAGGGAGACGGCCTTAATCGCCCCCTCTGGAGAAGGTGTCCAGCAGGCGGCTGACTCGAGACGGGAACCGGACCCCCACACAACCGGTAGTGGCAGGCGACAGCCGAGAGGCTGACAGCACGCGACTGGCCTGGGACGGCCACGTACAAGCGAGGGAGACACGGAACCCGCTTCTACGTGGACACATCAGGTTGGTAGGCAAGGTGCAAAGCTAGCTGCGAACTGCACAAGCGCTGTGGTAGGTCCCACAGGGGTGCAGGCAACACAACAAGACGAAACAGTCCGCCCTTGGCCATGACCCGGGGGCGGGCTGTCCGGCGCTGAACGGCGCTGCTGAAGAGTCTCGGAGGTGAGCATGCCGGCAACCAGCCAGCTGCCCCAGGACAACGAGCGCATCCACACGATGTGGGAGCTGCTCGGTCGGAACGTCTCGCAGACGGCGCTCCAGTACGGAGTGACCGAAACCTGCATCCGCAGGCGGCTCAAGGCTCGGTACGACATCGTCCAGCGCGAGTACATTCCGCTCAGGGTGTCGGACGCCAGGCTGTACGAGGACTGGGTCAAGCTCGGATGCGTCAGAGGCGCCATGCAGGCCGTGGCGTTCCGGCACGGGGCGAAGTACGACGCGGTACGCCAGGCCATCCGCCGACACAGGACGCTGGTCGAGGCGCAGTTCAACTGAGGACGAAACCCGGTAGCCAGCCGGGTCCACGGCTAAGGAAGCCGTGCTGATGAGTCCTAGGAGGAAGCATGAAGGTCGAGCTCGACATCCAGGAGCTGACCAAGCAGAAGGTGCCGGGCCCGGGCAGCATGCCCTGCTGGGCTGAGGGAGACATCGAGATTCAGTCGGTCTTCGTCATCGCCAAGAAGACGTTCCCGCACCTCGACGACGAGACGATCTGGAACCAGATCAAGAAGGAGATCGCCAACATGGGCGACGAGAACCAGTACCTCGGCAACGACAGCGAGGTCGTCAACATCCCGCAGGACCAGGGCTCGGACCCGAACGCGGGCTGGGGCTCGGACGACGCGGTCGTCAACGTCCCGACGGACAAGTAGGACAGAGCGAAACGAGCCCCGGGCGGACTCCCCAACACCCCTTCGCCCGGGGCTCGTCCACGGCTAGGTGGCCGTGCTGACGAGCTCAAGGAGAGTGCATGCCCGCTGAACTGTTCATCCTCATCGTGGACACCCTGCTGTTCTTCGGCTTCATCGCCGTGATCTGCTGGATCGTCTACGTCCTCATCAAGAACACCGGCAAGGACAAGAAGGGCAGGAAGCACTGATGCTGATGGGTTCCAGCGATCGCGACAGGAGCGACCTGTTCAAGATACTTGTCGGTCTCGGCGGACTGGGGTTCGCCTTGGGTGTCGGCTTCACCATCCTGATGGGGCTGGTGTTCTGATGGCCGACGGCTACGAGGAAGCGCGCGGCTGCTTCCTGTTCCTGCTCGCGCTGATGGCGGTCGGGATGGTCCTCATGTCCGTGCTCATGTTCATCGTTTCGAAGGTGGAGTTCTTCTGATGGGTGTTAGCGGAGACCAGATGGCCCTCGGGTGCATCCTGTTCGTGATCGGCGTTGTCGCCGTCAGCCTGGCGATCTTCTGGGGCGCGGCCTGATGGCCGCCCTATCCGTCTGGCTAGCCTGCTTATGGGCATGCCGGCAAGACCACTTCTCCAACCAGGTCGAAACGTCGCAGCCAGCGACGTCCAGGCGTAAGGTGCGCCTGCTGAAGAGACCGGAGGAATCATGACCATCGAGATCGACACCGTTCTGCAGGGTCTGCTGACGAGCAACGTGGCCGCCTTCAAGGCCACGGTCCACGGCATGGATCGAACCGGCACGCTCGACATCGAGCTCCCGGACATAACGATGGCCGCGCGGTTCGTGATGGCATACCGCATCGACCGGAGGACGACCGTCCACCAGAGCAACACCGACGGCTCCGGCAACTACATCTGGACCAACCCGGTCGTCCTCTCCATCAACGTTCGGAAGGCCCTCTGATGCTGCCCGAGTTCAACGACGACTGCGAGCTCTGCGACGAGGGGCCGGACGACGAGATGGCTGAGTTCAGGACGGCCGATCGTTCGGGCGCCATCAGCATCGTCGCCCATGCCCAGTGCGGCTTCGACAGAGGCCTGGAGCTGGCATAAGACTTCCGGCGACGGCCGGAACGCGGGGATCCGTAAGACCTGGCTCGTGCAGCACGGCTTTCGCTAGTGCACTCCTAGGAGCACGATCGTCCGACCGGGTTGTGCCCGGGCACGAGCCTTGTTCGAAATGGCCCGCAGGCGGCCTCTGCACTCATATGGAGGGGTGCGGAGGTCGCCACCCAGAGCGAAACGCTCATGTGAGCGTCCAGGGCTGCACGGTCCTGCTGAAGAGCTCCCGAGGAGGAATCATGCCCATCATCACTTGCACCAACCCCTGGCACGGCAAGGAGCAGGGGTACGACCCCAACCAGTACAGCTCCGACGAGGCGCTCAACAAACTGCACCTTGAGGCCCACGAGACGACCTATCTCGGAGCCGTGATCGGCATCTACGAGCGCAACATGCACGACGACAGCGACTTCTACGCGGTCGTGTGGGACGCCGAGGAGGAGCGCGTCAAGACGATCCAGTACGCGACGACCCGTGGCTGGACGTACCACCACAACGCCTCCGCCGACGCCACGATCGACGTGCTCAGGGCGGCCGACGAGTGGACGATCCGCATGCTCGTGAAGTCGGCCACGGACAACTGGTCCACCCCCGGCATCGGCAAGCGCGTGAAGTCGCTCACCACCCGTGGCCGGTACGTGGGCATGGAGGGCGTGATTCTCCGGTTCGAGGACAGCGAGTTCAACCGCTACGACAGGCTCGCCGTCGTGCAGATGGACAAGCAGCACGGGCTCAAGTATCCGGCCAAGATCAGCCAGCAGCGCGTCAAGGTGCTCGGAGAGCCCGACCAGGACGAGCTGCTCAAGGCGGCCAGGCAGCGGGTCGCCAGCCATGGCACCATGTCGGTCGTGCGCTCCTGGTCCTACGTCTGATCCTCCACAGGACGAAACCGGCCCCGGGTCACCGGGGTGCGGTCCGGCCGTAGACGGCCGCTGACGAGTCTAGGAGGGCTCTGCAACATGGGTAACATGAACGTGCAGTCGACCATGACCAAGTACCTGGTCGCGCGCATCGGCCAGACCATCATCATCAACGAGGCCTGCAAGGAGACCGGCCTCCGCGACGAGCAGGTCCGCGCTGTCATGCGCCGCATCATCGCTCAGAACAAGATGGACATCGACGTGATCTCCAAGGGACACGTCTGGCGCGTCAACAGTGCGGCGCCCAAGGCTCAGCCCGCCGTGGCCGGTGTGCCCCTGGCGGACCTGAATGAGCCCATCACGCACAGCGACGGCACCCCGGCCTCCGTGCCGCCCCGTGCCAAGCCGCGCGCCCCCTGGGAGAAGCCGGGCACCTGGGAGCTGTACGAGCCCGTCGGCAAGGCCTCGGACGGCTCCCAGATTGTGCGCCTGGAGGACAGCTCGCTGTGGAAGCTCACGGCGCTGTAGGGCGGTTTCGCCCGATTCGCGCTGAGGCGCGGTGAATCGCCGTAGATGGTCGACACTCATGTCTACCTGCGCATATGTAATTTCTTGAAAGAAATTATAGAATCTTCGCAAGCCCCCTACCAGGGCAAACGCGATGAATGCGCAGGTAGATGGGTGTTTGCCTTCCCCGGAGGAATGGCGCATAGTTCTACTCGTAAGCGAGCAGGGCAAGCGAGGAACTCCCGGGACGGCGCATCCAGCCGACGGTCGAGACGCAGCCCGAAGACCGCGAGCCCGAGTAGGACAGCCCAGGAAGACGGCTGAGATCGCGCCCCGCAAGGGCCGCTGACTTCTGACAGGAACGGGACCTCCACAAAACCCGTAGCTCGGCTAATCGACTGGTCGACGCGCCTCGCACAAGCAGCCGGTAGGTCCCGGCGGGTGCGAGAGAAGCAGTACACAGGACGAAACCTAGGGGCGGTCGAGAGGCCGCCCCGATGGTCCGCCGGTAGAGTGCCGGTGCTGAGGAGTCCCTAGGAGTTACCATGACCGAGAACACCGCCTCCAAGAAGAAGACCTTCGCCGAGCGCGCCAAGGCCGAGCCCACCGACCTCCACAAGGCGTTCGCCGCCTGGATCGAGGAGAAGACGGGGGTCAAGCCCGACCTCAAGACCGTCCAGCTCGCGGTGTCCTTCCGCCTGGACTTCCAGGCCAGCCCGGAGAACCAGGCGAACCTCGCCGACCGCAAGGTCGCGGCGGCCAAGAAGGCCGAGGAGGCCAAGGCCCGCAAGCTCGCCAAGCTGGAGGCCGAGCTCGCCAAGCTCAAGGGCGAGGAGGCCGCGCCGGTCGCCGAGGAGACCAAGCCCGAGGAGTACGACAGCGAGGCCGACCAGGCGCTGTCGGACGACGCGGAGAAGGTCGAGGAGGCCGTGGCCGAGACCGCTCCGGTCGAGGAGGCCAAGGAGGAGGCGCCCGTGGCCAAGCCGCGAGTCCGGCGCACCCGCCGCACGGCCGCCAAGGCCGCTGAGTAACACCCCATGACGGCCCCGGTGCAGGGTGGCGACCACCCAAACCCCTGCACCGGGCGCCAGGCAAGAGCGAAACGCCTTCGGGCGTCCGCCGGTAAGAGCCGGTGCTGAGGAGCTCTCAAGGAGTGAGCGTGGTTATGGGTATCCGGATCCTTCTCATCGAGAAGACCAACCTGGAGTTCGACACGGCGGAGACGATCGAGGTCTTCGTCGACATCCTCGGCTTCAACGCTGAGAAGCGGGCCAACGAGGTCATCGACCGCCTCCGGGCGCAGGAGCAGAACGACGAGGTCGAGTACCTCCTCAAGGAGTCCTTCGGCAACCGGACCGACATGGAGATCGGTCTGGAGCCGACCCTGGAGCAGTTCGGCAACGTCGACGAGTTCGTTCGGCTCGCGTACCTGGAGCTCAAGGCGAACGAGAAGATGCGGGCCTCGGCCTGGATCGACCCGAGCTGGCTCCAGGCGCAGCTCAAGGCTCGGTACAACGTCCTCACGGAGATCCGCAACCGCGAGCTCCGCGTGATCGAGTGCGAGCTCCAGTACATCGGCTGCTCCAGCGCCAGCAACTTCACCGAGCACCCGGCTGGCCTCTATCCGGCCGTCTCCGAGGCGCAGCTCGCGGCGGTCGAGAATGGTGACGCCGACGAGGCCGGGTTCATCGAGACGCCGTAGGCGCCAACGTAAGCGCCGAACGCAAGCCGGGTGGGCGAAGGGGCTCACCCGGCAACGCGCGGCCCGTAGACGGCCGCCTAGGGCCTCGGGAGGGCTCATGCTTCGCAAGCTCAACTCGTTCTTCACGGACACGCCGTGGAACATCGCCACCTGCGCCATCCTCGGGGTCCTGCTCGGGGTCGGCATCGGGCTGGTCCTGCGAGCCTTCGGGCTCCACTGGTAACCACCACAGCCAGATCGAAACGCTGCGACATCCAGCCGTGGCGTCCGCCCGTATGGCACGGGTGCTGACGAGATCGTGGAGGGAACATGAAGCTGAAGCTCACGGAGCTCATCGAGAAGCTCGGAGAGATCCGGCTGGACCTGGAGGACGCCGGTGTCGACGTCTCCGAGGTCGAGGTGCTCGTCGGGATGCAGCCGACCTACCCGCTCACCGGGGTCGTGCTCGGCGTCATCTCGGGTGAGGAGCTCGCCGACTACATCGACGGAGAGCTCGCCGACGAGGCGCGCAAGGCCGTGTGGCTGGCCACGGACCAGGTGAACGGCTATGGCAGGATCAGCCCCTACGCGCCCCGTCCGCTGTGGGAGGCGATCTCGTGAAGCGCTTCACCAACATGTCCTACGGCGACATGCTCAAGATGGCCATCGAGCTGATGTTCGGATGCATCGTGCTCCTGATCATCGTCCTGCTCGGCATCATCTTCATCCTCAACCAGGGCTGCTAGGAGCGACCATGGCGAACGAACGAGTCCAGCTCGACGACTACCTCTGGGCGACCGTGTCCGAGGGATGGGAGGGCGTCCTCCTCGACGACGGACAGGACGCGATCAACATCTCCGCCGAGCAGCTCGAGAAGCTGGCGCACATGCTGCACAAGCACAAGTCGGACGAGGCGATCCGCGAGGCCGCCCTCCGCGACGTCCCGAACAACGAGCACATCGTGCTCGGCACCGACTGATCCCGTCCAGGTCGAAACGTGACAGCCAGTCACGTCCATGGGTAAGGTACCCATGCTGAGGAGACCAGGGAGCACCCCATGTCTGACGCCATGATCAACAAGATCCAGGCGCTGCTCAACTCCGCCGAGTCCCACCGCGAGAGCGGGCAGGAGGAGGCCGCCAACAACTTCATGGCCAAGGCCGACGAGCTGATGGCCAAGTACCAGATCGACGCGGCCATCCTCGCCGCCGCGAACAAGGACAAGGCCAAGCCGGTCGAGATGCCGGAGCGCGTTCGCTTCCAGTTCGCCGGTATGGACAGCCCGATCGCGACGAGCCTGTACAACCTCTGCATCCGCGTCGCGCAGCACTACGACTGCGCCTTCCACGGGTACAGCAACGGCTTCGGCGACTTCATCGGTCTGCCCTCGGACATCAAGTTCGCCGAGATGGTCTACACGAGCCTCCGTCTCCAGCTGCTGCGCAAGATCGACCCGAAGGTCGACATGCAGCGCTCGTACGACGAGAACGTCTACATCCTGCACGAGGCGGGGATCAACTGGGAGCGGACCTGCTCGCAGATGAACATCGCCCGGATGCACTGGATGGAGGAGCACAACCTCGACCCCAAGGACTCCATCGGTGAGCCGTGGCCGTGGGTCGAGTGGCACGAGAAGAAGAAGGACGGCGGCCGCCTCATCCGCGCCTGCAAGCGCTGGTGCAAGCTCATGGGTCTGGAGTACCGCGCGGTCCAGACGCCGGTCACCTTCCAGCGGTCCTACGCCGAGGGCTTCCGCACCGAAGTCTCGATCCGTCTGTACAAGCTCCAGGAGCACCGCGACGCTCAGGTCAAGGCGACGACCGGCGCCGAGCTCGCCCTCCGCGACAAGGGGGCGCTCGTCCAGGACGCGTACGACAAGTACAAGGAGGACAACAACATCAAGGAGGGTCGCAGCTACCAGCAGCGGATCATCGGCGAGTCCTACTCCCGGGGTCGCAACGACGGCCGGAACGCCGACCTCGGCCAGACCCGTGTCGGCGACACGCGGAAGGAGATCCGATGAGGTGCGGTAACTGCAAGGGCGAGCACGACACGGTCGACGATGTAAGGACCTGCTCGGGGCTTCGGCCCCGGGAGACCGCCCACGACCGTGTCCTCCGTCACAGCCACGGTCTCCAGGCCAAGTCCACTCACAAGCAGCTGTCCCTGGCGCACGCGCTGGGTCGGGAGCGGGAGCGGCTGGCTGAGTACAAGGAGCTGGAGAAGGCCGAGTACGAGGAGATGATCAACTCGCTCGGGTTCGCCGACGCGAGCTCCTTCATCTCCAGGATGCTCAAGCAGCCGTACGTCCGTGGCGCACAGGCCGGGTACGCGGGCTGGGACGACAAGTTCCTGTCCATCAAGCCCGGCAAGTACGCGCTCCAGTCCGAGGACGAGACGATCCGGTTCTACCAGGTTCACCGCCTCATGGACGACGGACGAGGCAATCGACGGATGGACGTCAGCGAGCTCACCGGAGCTCCGGGCGACTTCCGTCGGCGCCGCTTGCTGCGGGTGTACAAGATCCTCAGCGCCATCCACGAGAACCCCACGGAGGCGTTCGCCCTCTTCGGCCAGAAGGTCGGACAGTGCGGAGTCTGCAGCAGCCCGCTCACCAACGAGCGGACTCGCGAACGGGGCATCGGCGACATCTGCTACGACAAGCTGACCGGCGGGTCGTAGGTCCGGAAGCCTTAGACGGCCGCGTAAGGGCCGATCTCGGACCGGTCGGGCAAAGGTACTCGGGAGGGCCCGGCAGGCCGCCTACGACCCCGTAGCGGGCCGCGCCGGACCCTCCCTGACCCGTGGGAAGGACGGGCCATGGCGAAGATGACCTGGGAGAAGATCCCGAAGGGGACTCCCATGTCGCTCTCCAAGGAGAGCGTCGAGAAGATACACGGCAACACCACCAGCGCGTTCCTCAAGGGCGTGGCGGTCGGCGCGATCGGACTCCTGATCCTCCAGGGGTGCGAGATGGACGACGCCGCTCCGAAGGACGGTAACGTGAAGCCGACGCCGTCCGCGACGGCGCCTCGCAACTAGCAAGACAGGACAGGGACTTGAACATCGCCATCACCGTCAGCATGCTCATCTGGATGCTGGGCTACATGACGGCCATCACCGTTACGGGTGGGATCGTGCTCGCTGTGCAGCGTCGCTGGTTCCTGCACCCGGACGAGGACCAGTCGTTCGTGCTGCCGGGCATGGCCGCGTTCGGCGTCGGCATCATGTACCTGTCGGTGGCGATCGCTCATGTCTAGAAGGGCCAGTTGGCCAGAGGTGTGGCTCGGGGTTGCTGCTTCGGTGGCGACCCGGAGCTCCTGCCTCCGTGATCAAGTCGGTGCAGTCCTCGTGGTGGACAACCAGGAGGTCTTCGTCGGCTACAACGGTCCTCGCTCCGGCGAGACCAACTGCGAGGACGGCGGCTGCCCGCGCGGCCAGATGTCGACCGATCAGCTTCCCCACGGCGCTCGGTTCGACGGGGTTGGCCGGTGCACCGCCGTCCACGCGGAGATCAACGCGATCAACAAGTTCTTCAAGCGTGGCAACCCGATCACGAGGGCGTGTGTGCTGTACACAACTCGTGAGCCCTGCCACAAGTGTTGGGAGGTCCTGCTGAACGCAGGACTCCGACGCAGCCAGATCGTCTGGGAGGGCTGATGCCCGAGGTCAAGATCAGGATCGAACTCAGCGACAAGGGCGACCGCATCATCCTGCGGTGCGACTACTTTCACGGCCTTGAGGAGATGTGCAAGGCGGTGCCGGGCTGGAACTTCTCCAGGCCCAACCGATGGTGGACGTACCCGCTCAACATGCAGACCTGCAGGCTCCTGCGTCACGTCTTCACGGATATGCTCGTGATCGGGCCACGGCTCGAACAGTGGGCTCGTGAGGCCGTGGCACAGGAGGGGACGATGCGCCGGATCGGCAAGCACAAGAACTTCCGCCTGGAGCGCGTCAGGGAGATCCTTCCTGAGGTGAGCGAGGCAATGAAGACGAGGACGTACCAGAGGGTGGGCGCGGCGTTCGTCGCCAACGCAACCCGGGGCGTCCTGCTCGCCGACCAGCCAGGGCTCGGCAAGACTATCCAGACTCTGGCCGGGATCGTTGAGCGTGGGGTGCACAAGGGGCACCATCTCGTGCTCTGCCCCAGCACCGCCGTCCGGATCACATGGGAGAAGGAGGTTCGCAAGTGGACCAACTTCGATGTGCACGTGATGACCGGCAGCGAGAAGCAGAAGCGCAAGGGGATGGAGGCCGCGCTCGCCAGTGAGGCGGACACAGTGTTCCTCATCACCAACCCCGAGACCGCGCGCATCAAGCTGGGTCGCTGGTGCTCCAAGTGCAAGTCGTTCGTCGAGGACTTCAACGATCCTCAGCAGGATGTCGACCATCGCGAGGAGCAGCACGGCACGGCGCCTCGTCCGTATCACGTGCAGTTCCCCGAGCTGTTCACCAAGACCTGGAACACGGTCACGCTCGACGAGTCGCACCGCTTCCTCGGAGGCATCAAGGGTGCCAACAAGAAGACGCTCGTCGCCGAGGGGCTGTGCAGGCTCAAGGTTGACGAGGACGGCTCGCTCATCGCGCTGTCTGGCACCCCGATCAAGGGCAACCCGGAGAACTTCTGGGGCGTCCTGTACTGGCTGGACCGCGAGTCCTACGGAGCCAAGTGGGCGTGGGCAGAGCAGTACATGGATGTTCAGAAGGGGCCGTTCGGGCAGAAGATGCTGGGCATCAACCCGGCTCGTGAGAAGGCGTTCTACAAGTCGCTCGACACGATCATGCTGCGCCGGACCAAGGCCGAGGTCGCACCCGACCTCCCGCCCAAGCAGACCATCGAGCACTGGTGCGAGCCCAGTCCCAAGCAGCTTCGTCAGTATGAGGAGATGCAGGACGAGGGCGAGGTCATGTTCGGTGACGACGCGATCACGGCCACGTCGGCTCTGGCCGAGCTCACCTACCTCAAGCAGATCGCGACGGCGTTCCGAGGGACGGACGGAGTTCCGATCCTCAAGGACAGCTGCAAGTGGACATATCTGCTTGAGCTGTTGGAGCAACGTGGCGTGATCGGGGGCAGTCGGTACGACGACGGCAACAAGTTCGTCATCGCCTCCCAGTTCACCCAGGTGATCGACGCGATGGCCGACGAGTTCCACAACATCGGCGTACCGACGCTCCGCATCACCGGCAAGGTCTCGACCAAGCAGAGGCTGACGGCTCAGCAGTCGTTCCAGTCCAAGGGCGGACCTCGCATCATGCTGCTGAACACGTCCGCAGGCGGGGTCGCCATCGACCTCGACAAGCACTGCGACGAGCTGTTCTTCATGGACGAGACTTGGGTCCCTGACGATCAGGAGCAGGTTGAGGACCGCATCCACCGGGTCTCTCGCATCCACAAGGTCACTATCCATTACCTCTACGCCCGTGGCTCCATCGACGAACGAATCGCCGAATTGAACGTGGGTAAGGACGTCATCCAGAAGGAAATCCTGGATGCTCGGCGCGGGGTCGCTTTTGGCAGGAGGCTGCTGAAGGAGAAGGCATGAACTTTGTGTACTGGGCAGTCGCGGTGATCGCTGTTCTTGGACCGATCATGGCGGCCAACAGGGCATACAAGAAGGGGCTTCGGGATGGTCAGCAGGGGTTCGTCCTCCGCTCCATCATCATCCGTCGATATGGACATCGAGGGAGCTCCGAAGACTCGGAGAGCTAACAACACGTCGTCACAAATTGGGGTAAGGTTCCCCTCGCAAGCCACACACACCTGGAGAGAATCCCATGGCGAACGCCAAGGCCAAGCAGGCACCCGTCGAAGAGCCGCAGTACGCCCATCTGCTCGAGAAGGACCCGACCGACCTCCACCAGCGCTTCGCGGTCTGGCTGAGCGAGAACACCGGCCTGGACGAGGACGAGATCGACGTCCGCACGGTCCAGCTCGCGTGCTCCCTGCGCATCCCCTTCCAGCAGTCCCCCGAGAACCAGGCCGTCCTCGCCGCCAAGCGCGAGGCCGCCGAGAAGGCCGAGGAGGAGAAGGCGGAGCGCGCCGAGGCCCGTCGCAAGGCCAAGGAGGAGGCGGAGACCAAGAAGGCCGCCGCCGCTGCCGCCAAGGCCAAGAAGGCGGAGACCGCCGCCGCCGAGGAGGACGACGAGGACGAGGAGGAGGCCCCCAAGCCGACCACCCGTCGCCGCCGGGGCGCCCCGGCGCCCAAGGCCGCTCCCCCGGCCGAGGAGAAGCCCGCCGCCCGCTCCGTGGGCCGCCGTCGCCGGGGTGCCGCCAAGGCCGCGCCGGTCGCCGCGTTCGACGAGGACGACGAGCTCTGATCGGCGCGAGAGCCGCGCACAACCCGCAAGACTGGAGCCCTGCCCCAACCTCCCCCGGGGCAGGGCTCCTTGCACGAAAGTAGCTAGCCATGTCGCTTCCTCTGTTTGCACTCATCCTCAAGCCCAAGGACCAGCAGCCGGTTGTCCGTGGCGTCTTCACGACGCGGGACAAGGCGAAGAACCACGACCCCGAGCTCCGCACTGGCTGGACCTCGGGACCCGTGCAGGGCGCCCTCATGGTCAACGAGGGCAGCCTGATCAGCTACCACGAGATCCGGCTCATCCACGCCAACGAGGAGCTCCGCCTGACATGAGCATCCAGATGCTGCGCACCTCCGAGCGCGGGACGTTCAAGGAGTGCCCCCAGAAGTGGCAGTGGTCCACGAACGAGGGCCTGGCCGCGAGGCGCGACAGCAACCCCCTCTGGTTCGGTCAGGGCATCCATCTCGCCCTCGCCGAGTGGTATCAGAAGGGGCTGGAGCGCGGTCCGCACCCGGCTGACACCTGGGAGGACTTCTGCGACGATGAGGAGCGCTTCATCCCGCTGGAGTTCGAAGAGGACGAGCTCAAGTACGTCAACGCCCGGGAGCTGGGCGTGTCGATGATGGAGCAGTACGTCAACCTGTACGGCGACGACCCGACGTGGGACGTTATCGCCACGGAGCAGACGTTCCGCCTCCTCATCGCCGACCCCCGAGTCGCCAGGCTCCCCAGCGGCAAGCGCAAGGCTCTGGTCAGGTACGTCGGCACGTTCGACGGGGTGTACAGGGACCTGGGCACGGGCGAGATCTTCCTCATGGAGCACAAGACCGCAGCGGGCATCCGGCTAGGGCATCTTCCCCTGGACGACCAGGCGGGCTCCTACTGGTACGTGGCGACGAGCGTGCTGCGCAAGCAGGGTCTCATCGGTCCGCGCGAGTCCATCACCGGGATCACCTACAACTTCATGCGCAAGGCTCTGCCGGACGACCGGCCACGGGACTCCAAGGGTCAGGCGCTGAACAAGGATGGCTCAGTCTCCAAGCGACAGCCCGCCCCCAACTTCCAGCGTGAGGTTGTGTGGCGGTCGTCGGGTGAACGCGCTACTATGGAGCGCCGGATCCAGAACGAAGCCATCCACATGGAGGCGTTCCGCAAGGGGCTCCTTCCGATGTACAAGCGGCCCACCATGGACTGTGAGTGGCGCTGCGAATTCCATAAGATGTGCATGCTCGACGAGGCAGGCGCAGATGTGGAGGAATTCAAGGACTCGATGTTTAAGCGACGGGACCCTTATGGGGACCACAGAGAGAACAGGAAGAGCGCGTGAAGAGCTTCCAGGAGGCCGGGACGTTCGAGTGCAAGCGACTGCGTAACCGCATAGCTCGTGCGCTCGGAACGGAGGTCATCTCCAAGGAGGATCACGACTTCATGCGGGAGCGCATCGACGAGATCGAGGCCCGCATCCAGGAGACGGAAGAGAAGGAGGAGCGAGCCAATGGCTCGACCTAAGGCGATCGGCCCGGTCAAGGGGCAGCGAGCCCGCATCCGGATGGTGGTGGTGGCGGACGCCGGTTGGGGCAAGACCGTGTTCAGCGGCACTGCACCCAACGCGCTGTTCCTCGTGTGCGACCCCGAGGGCACCATCTCCGCTGCCGCGTTCAACTCGGACGCGGACAAGTGGGACATCAAGAACTTCTCGGACCTGGAGGCCGCGTACAAGTGGCTGAGGGACGAGGGGTGCGAGGAGTACGAGTGGTGCATCGTCGACACGATCGGCGGCGCGCAGCGGATCCTTCAGAGGTCCGCGCTCGACGCCTCGTACAAGGCCAATCCGGCCAAGCAGGACCCCGACGTCCCGTCGATCGCGGTCCATCAGAAGGCGCAGATCCAGACGATCAAGTTCGTCATGCAGTTCAACGATCTGCCCATCAACATGATCTACACGGCACATCCCATGCAGCTGGAGGACGGCGAGGGTGAGGAGTTCATCCTGCCCTATGTCCACGGTGGCCGTGGCGAGATCGCCCAGCAGACGCTCGGACACATGAACGTGGCCGGGTACGGGACGACGGTCGAGGGCTCGGACGGCAAGGAGATCCGGCGGATGTACTTCGTCCACACGGGCCCCTTCCGAGGCAAGGATCGCTTCCACAAGCTGGGTCGGTACATGGACGAACCGACCGTTCCCAAGATCATGGCTAAGATGACGGCTACGACCGGAACCGCAGCCAAGAAGACCGCCGCCAAGAAGACTGCAGCTCGCCGCACGGCGACTGCGAAGTAACAAGGAGAACCACACACATGGCGAAGACCAAGTTCGGCGTCGCGGACAACGTCTCGACGGACTCCGGGTTCGGCGTCTACGAGGGCCCGCTCCCGAAGCCCAACGTCGTCTACCCCGTCGTGCAGAAGACGGCGTCGATGCGGCTGACGGGCGAGAACTCCAAGAACCCCGGCTCCCCGTACATCAACTCCGTCTGGGAGATCACCGAGGGCGAGTGCAAGGGCTACTCCGCCTTCCACCGCGTCGTCCCCGGTGACGCCGAGATCCAGAAGACCCGTGTCGCCCAGTACATGCAGTCCGTCGCGGGCAAGAACAGCGCGGACATCGTCCACGAGGAGATCGCGGACGGCGGCAAGATCAAGACCATCGGCGGCAAGAAGGTGGAGGGTGTCCGCGCGGGCATGACCTTCTCCCGGGTCCGCGACACCTACGGCGTCCCCGAGGGCGAGGAGGCCCCCTGGAAGGCCGAGCCCCAGGACCTGTACCCGGGCTGGAAGCCGAAGTCCAAGGTCGAGGAGGAGGACGCCGAGGAGGACGAGTCCGACGACATCGACGACGAGATCGAGGACGACGAGGAGGACGTCGAGGAGCCGGAGGACGACGGCGACGACGAGGACGGCGAGACCGGATCGGACGAGGACGACGAGGCCGAGGACGGCGACGAGGAGGACGAGCTCGTCGACTACGACAAGGCCGCCAAGATGTCCCTCGTCGAGCTGAAGAAGCTCGCCAAGGAGTACGAGTACGACGACTCCGACCTGGAGGAGTACAAGGGTCCGAAGGGCAAGAAGGCCCTCCTGGCCCAGCTGGTCGAGGACGAGGTCGTGAGCGACCCGGCGTCCGACGACGAGCCGCCGTTCTAACCGGCGCGGTCGGCACAACCCTCTGAGAGGCCCCGAGAAGCGATTCTTTGGGGTCTCTCGCAGCCTGCGGGGTCGGTCCTGGGCAAAGGGGCCGACCCCGCGCCGATAGGTCCTTAAACGGGCGCCTACGGCTTTTCCCACGTAGCTCAGTATGGCAGAGCGCTGGTCGGGTCGCACCCGGGTAGATGTGCAGGTTCGAACCCTGCCGTGGGAGCGAACACCTCGGGGTTTCCCGTCGTGTCCACATCAAACAGGAGAGCCAACATGGCCAGCCTCAGCAAGCAGCCCTACATCACGCCGACCGTCGCTGTCGACTACGCCACCCTGGCCAACCTCACGGAGGCCGACGGCTGGAACGAGCTCGCCCCCGGACAGGTCCTCGAGATGGGCCTCGGCTGGGACAAGTCCACCGGTGGATCCGGCGGGCTCCTCGGCTGGGTCAACAAGAAGGCGGGCTCGGACCTCGACGGAGTCGCCACGTTCTACGTCGGAGACCGGCCGGTCAAGTACCTCGGCTGGGACGAGCTCGACACCTTCGCCGACGAGGGCAACGCGGCGGGATCCGCCGTCCACACGGGCGACAACCAGACCGGCGAGGGCGGGGGCGACGACGAGACCATCCGGCTCGCCCTCGGCAACATCCCGGTTCGCATCACGAGCATCATGCTCAACGCCACCGCCTTCAAGCACGGATCGTCCATGCGGCGTGCCAAGAACATCAAGGTGACGCTGTACGACTCGACCGGCGGGACCAAGGAGCCCGTGGCGTGGATCGAGCCGTCGCTCCTGAACCCGAAGAACACCATCGGCGTCGCGGTGCTCCGGCGCAAGCGGGACGACTCCGGCGCGATCGTCCCGGGCGCCTGGCAGCTGAAGGTCCTGGACCGCTCCGTCGACGTCACGCAGGGAAACCGGGACGACTTCCTCATCCGCACCGCCCAGCTGATGCAGCAGGCTCAGTAGAACCCCGTACTGCCGCGCTCCGTCCGCTGTGACGGGGCGCGGCTCCAGGAGGAACCTTGTCGAACAACAAAGAGCGCAACTGCGGCCGGTTCGTGGGTAGTTGCGTGTGCATGATCCCCGAGAGCAAGTGCGACGGGCGCCACCTCTGCGCTCCGGAGTGCGGAGGGTCCTGGCGGGGCAAGGGCATCGCCTGCAAGGATGACATCATCCTCATCGGATCCAAGCAGCCCTGGAAGGAACACGTCGAGCTCTCCGACCGCATGCTCAACCTGTCGCCGGAGGAGGCCGAGGTGGCCTGGCGCTTGGGCTGGAGGCCCTGATGGTTTACTACAAGATCGACCCTCGTGAGGACCGACTGCCCAAGTGGGCTCAGGACCACATCGCCTCGCTGCGCCACTCGATCCTCGCCATGCAGCGCGCGCTTGAGCAGGACGTGACAAACACGAACACCTTCCTCAAGGCGAGCTATCCCATCGAGGATGAGGCGTTGCCCAACGAGGCGCGCATCGTCTTCAAGACGGCGAGCGAGAAGAGGTTCGGTCGCTTCTTCGAAGTCCACATCGAAGGTGAGGTGTTGAAGATCTACTGCGAGTCCGCTCCTTCGATCAAGCCCACCTCGTCCAACTGCCTCGAACTGAAGATGGAGCGATGAGGGACTATCGAGTGGTGTACCGTGGCGAGGACGGCCGTCCGCGCGCCACGGTCGTGTCGTACACAGAGGATCTCGCCAACGACCGGGCTGACGAGATGGAGGACAACGGCGTCGAGATCCTCGACATCGTCGAAGGCAAGCCCGGCTTCCAGGTGAACCTTGAGGAGTACGAGTGAGCACCAACATCCTGTGGTGGCTGTATAGGACGCCGACCGATACCTTGGAGGTCCTCTACGACGAGGCGATCTCCGACATGATCATGTACATGGAGGAGGCGACGGACCGACTGCTCCTGTCCGACGCCGACACCAAGCTCGCACCGGCGGAGCTCGGTTGGCGCGGGAACCTGTTGGCCCTGTACACCTACGCATCGCTGGCTTGCGTGGAGATGCGGGTCAACAGGTGCGACGACCTCGGCAAGTTCTGGGTGTTCGCCAACCAGGGCAAGAAGATCGCCGAGGAGGGCACGCTGTTCGAGCAGCCGCCCTGGTACGAAGACGAGGACCTGATCAAGTCCCATTGGTCCACCGGCGTCCGGACCAAGGCGATCATCCCGGACTACGCCATCCCGTACCAGGGAGTTGACGAGTACTGGCCGATGCTCTGGCCGGTCGCCGATCCGGCTGGAGGGTACAAGCTCATGGTCAACAAGCGGGATCGGACGGCGATGGCATGCGACGACCTGTGGCTGCCGGACGACGTCATCAAGAGGGTGGCGAACATCTGATGCCCATGGGCGAGGCGGCCAAGTGGCATCTGGCCAACAGGATCTCGAACGCCACCAGTCGACAGGCGCAGGACGAACTGCTCGACATCTGGCTGGACTACCGAGACCGGGCCACGGAGTGGGACGCCGAGCGATGGGGCTTCAACCCCGACACCTGGATGCTCGCCGAGCGCAGGATGATGGACAAGGCGGCCAACTCATGAGTCTGGTATGCTGTGTTGTGCCAGACGATGCGTGCACGTGCGAGAGGGTGAAGCCCTGTGGCGGAGTCCATGTGATGTCCGCCGGATGCCCGACCCACTTCGGCAACAGCGAGCAGTACGAGGCTCGCATCCATGAGACCGGCTGGAGGCCGGTCGAGAACGTAAGGAACGACCAACTGTGAAGATCCTCATCCTCGGGTGCGGACCCGCCGGTCTGATCGCTGCGCATGCCGTGGCCAGTCGCGGGCACGTCCCGCACATCTACAGCAAGCCGCGCAAGTCGTTCATGAACGGTGCGCAGTACCTCCACGCGCCGATCCCGGACGCCAGCAAGTCCGAGCCGTTCCTCATCAGTTACGAGATGAGCGGCTCGATCGACGGCTATCGCGACAAGGTGTACGGCGCGGGCTCGGCCGTGCAGGTGTCGCCGGAGACGCTGGTCGGCCGCCACCTCGCCTGGGACATCCGCGAGGCCTACGACTGGCTCTGGGACCGGTACGGCCACACGGTGACCGGCTTCGAGGCCGGGATCGGAGACAGCATCGCCCGCCTCGTCCACTTCGTCGAGCCGGACGCGACGATCTCGACGATCCCGGCCAAGCTGCTCTGCACCCAGGAGCACTGGTTCGGATCGACGAAGGTGTGGTCCTCGGACTACAGCGAGGTTGAGCTCTCCGACAACACCGTGCTGTGTCAGGGCGAGCCCGGATTCCCCTGGTACCGGGCGAGCAAGATCCAGGGGCACGAGAATACCGAGTGGCCCCTGAGCCAGCACCCGGACAGGAACGGCGGCGTGCGCAAGGGCCACGGGCTGTGGCTTGTCGAGAAGCCGACGACCACGACGTGTCGCTGCCTCCCCGACGTCGTCCGCATGGGAAGGTACGGTCAGTGGAAGAAGGGCGTCCTGAGCCACGAGGCCTGGGACGACACCATGAAGCTGATCGACCGACTGGAAGGTAAGACCGATGCCCCGACCGACGCCTGACTCGCCCGTCGTCGCGCTGGACCTCGACGGAACGATGGGGGACTACCATCGCCACTTCGAGCGATTCGCTCAGATGTGGACCGGGCGCGACATCCGCTGGGACCCGAGCATCGACGGCTCGTTCTACAAGCAGCTCGGCATGAGCAAGGCCACATATCGGGCATGCAAGTTGGCGTATCGGATGGGCGGCATGAAGCGGTCCATGCCGGTGTTCGACGGAGCCCGCGACCTGACCAAGGCGATCCGTGGCGAGGGTGTGCGCGTGATCGCGTGCACGACACGTCCGTACCTGCACATGTCGACGATCGACCTCGACACGCAGCACTGGATGAAGCGCAACGGTCTGCAGGTCGACTACATCCTGTACGGCGAGCACAAGTACAGAGACCTCGTCAAGTCGGTCGGCCGGGAGCGCGTCGTGTGCGCGATCGACGACGACCTCAGCCAGATCAAGGTGGCGCGGAGTCTGGGCATCCAGACCATCATGCGTCGCAACGAGGCCAACCGGTCCTACCAGACGGACTACGACCAGTCCGTCGTCATGGACCTGAACGAGGCGCAGGAGAGCATCCTCGCCTACATCGAGATGCACAAGAACAGGAACAACGCATGAAGCAGGAAGCCGCCATCAACGCCGTGACTCTTCTCGCCGAGGAGAGCGACAGCAAGGAGCTCCGCGCCATCGCGCTGGAGATCATGCCCGACTGGCTGGCGCTCTTCTCCGCGAAGAACGCCGACTACGGGTCGGGCTCCGCCTTCGAGCTCGGCATCCGAGGCCAGTACTCCGACATCCACCGCAAGATGATCAAGCTCAAGCGGTCGATGTGGGACGGCGAGGAGCTCGGCTTCGAGGACGAGGAGGAGATCATCCAGGACCTCATCGGCCACCTCTTCCTCACGCTGTACATGAAGCGTATGGCCAACGAGGTCGAGCGCGAGCACGCCTACTCGACGATGTCGACGGATGAGTTCCTCGACAGGCTCATCGACGAGTACGGCGGTCCGGAGAAGGCCATGAGCATCTCCAACGTCCTCGGCACGGACCTCGCCAACCGGCTGGTGGCCCGGTGCGGCATGCGCATCAAGCCGAGCTTCGTGATGGACGTGCCGATCGTCGAGAAGGGCGACCGACTGACCGTCACCGGCCCCGAGGGCGTCGGCGAGTACACCGTCGCCGGTCTGAAGGTCGGCGACGAAGACCGCTTCAAGTTCGGTGGCGAGATGAAGCTCACGCTGCACCCCGTCGCCACCACGATGGCTCAGCGGCTGTACGAGCGCTTCAACTCCGGGCCGACGTGCCGCTGGATCGATCTCGACAAGGGCGAGCGCGAGCACTGGATGAAGGTGGCCGACGAGGTCTCCAACAACCAGGCCGCCGCCTACCAGCACCTCGTCGACCAGGCGCGCGGGTTCAGCTCGCCCGCCTTCGGCGAGTCGGACGCCGAGCAGCACGGCCTCTAGGCCGCACACAGACTGGAGCCGCCCCGTGGCCAGTGCGGGGCGGCTCCTTTGCACCAAGGAGGTTTCATGGCGGCTGGATTCCTGAGCAGAGGCGAGGTCCTCTGGCTGGTCAACGAGATCCTCAAGCACGACAGGCACATCAAGTCCGAGACGGGCGCCAACAGGTTCACCGAAGGACGCCGGTCCGGACTGGCCACGGCCGCAGTAAGGTTGCTGCGAGTTGAGGCCGCTCGGTTCGAGGACTACATGGACTGGGTCTACGAGCAAGTGGTCAGCAACGGCAAGCGAGTTGGGGAACTTGAGGAGCCCGGCTCCTGGACGAGGAAGACCAAGTGAAGTACGTCTCTCTGCATCACCACACTACATACTCGTACATGGACGGATTCGGCTCGCCTGACAAGCACGCCGCGCGTGCCGCCGAACTCGGCATGTCGGCCCTGGCGTTGACCGAGCACGGCAACATCTCGTCGCACGTCAAGCACATGCTGTCGTGTGACAAGTACGGGATCAAGCCGCTGTTCGGTCTGGAGGCGTACACCGCTCCGGGCAACATGCGCGAGATGGAGTGGATCGACAAGTCTGGCAAGCTCCGCGTCGGCATGTCGCAGAAGGCGCACCTCACTCTGCTGGCGATGGACGAGACCGGCCTGCACAACCTGAACCAGATCGTGACGCGATCCTGGGCAGAGGGCTTCTATCGGTGGCCGACGGTCACCGGCAACATCCTCAAGGACCACCACGAGGGGCTCATCTGCCTGTCGGGCTGCGCGGACTCGATGCTGTCCAACGCGCTGCTCGGAGGCAAGTGGATCCAGACCGGAGACGAGCGTCAGGCTCGCAAGGTCATGGAGAGCTTCCAGCGTCTGTTCGGAGATAGGTACTACCTGGAGACGCAGCAGTTCCCCGAGCTGCAGAGGTCCGGCCTCCTCAACACCTGGTTCGAGGAACAGAGCAAGCGGACGGGCATCAAGCTGGCCGCCACGTCCGACTGCCACTACCCGTTCCCGGAAGAGAACGAGATCCAGAAGATCCTCCACGCCGCCGGTCGTAACATCGGAACCGTGGCCGCCGCTGAGGCGGGCTGGGAGTACGACATCCGGCTGACGTTCCCCACGTCGGACGAGACCATCTACGAGCGGCTCCGTGGCACTGGCCTGAGCAAGTCCGGAGCCGAGCAGGCCATCGCCAACACGGCTGAGATCGCTGAGCGTTGCAACGTTCGACTTCCGAAGATGGACCGGGTTCGTTACCCGCTGGAGGTCGAGGACTCCTTCAAGGAGGGCATGACCAATGTCGACATGATCCGGGTCTGGCTCAACGACGGCTGGAAGTATCGCAAGTTCAACCGCATGCCCAAGGCTCGTCAGCGCGACTATGTGCAGCGTGTGGAGTACGAGCTCGGCCTGATCGTGAGCAAGGACTTCGTCGACTACTTCCTCATGCTGTCCGACGCCGTCCGCCACACCAAGGACGCAGGCATCCCGGTCGGACCGGCGCGAGGATCGGCCGCCGCTTCGCTCGTCTGCTATCTCCTGCGCATCACCGAGATCGACCCGATGCTGTATCCGCAGATGATGTTCGAGCGGTTCATCGACCCGAACCGACATGACCTGCCGGATGTCGACCTCGACTTCGATGACGAGAATCGAGACTACGTTCGCCAACACATGATCCGGCGATACGGAGTTGACCGCGTCGGCAACATCGGAACCTACACCCGATATCGAGGTAAGAACTCCATTGACGATGTGGCGCGAGTCTACGAGGTGCCCGCCTTCGAGGCCGACCAGGTCAAGGAGGTGATCGTCGAGCGGTCGGGCGGTGACAGCCGGTTCGACGCGTCGCTCGCTGACACGGTCGAGGCGTTCCCCCAGGCCAAGGCGGTCTTCGAGCGATACCCAATCCTCCACAAGGCGATCGAGCTGGAAGGCAACCTCAAGGGCTTCGGAGTCCACGCCGCTGGTGTGGTCGTTGGAGCGCAGCCGCTCACGGAGTACGTGGCCACGTACACGAAGCACAACGTGGGCAAGGAGAAGAAGACGCTGTCCGTTCTCTCCGTGGACAAGTATGACGGCGAGTACCTCGGCCTCCTCAAGTTGGATGCCCTGGGGCTCCAGACCATGGGCATGATCCGCATCGCCCTCGAACTGATCGGGATGACGCTTGAAGACCTGTACGCCATCAGCATGGAGGACGAGAAGACTCTCGACGCCTTCCGGCGGGCTGACGTTGTTGGCATCTTCCAGTTCGAGGGCCGTACAACTCGGATGGTGTGTCAGGAGGTCGCGCCCACCACGTTCCTGGAGCTCTGCGACATCAATGCGCTGTCTCGGCCTGGTCCGCTTCACTCGGGTTCGACTGGTGACTACATCGCCGTCAAGCACGGTCGTCAGCAAGTCGAGCATCTCCATCCGCTGGTAGACGAACTCACGCACTACAGCCAGTACCAGATCATCTACCAGGAGCAGATCCTCGCGCTGTGCCGGAACGTCGGCAAGTTCCCCTGGGTCCACGCCTCGGAGATCCGGAAGGTCATCTCGCAGAAGAAGGGCGAGGCCGCCTTCAACCGGCTGTACGGGCAGTTCCTGGAGGGGGCTCGGTCGCAGGACATCAGCGACGACCTCGCCGACAAGATCTGGAAGAAGCTCGTCACCTCTGGAACGTACGCGTTCAACATGGCGCACTGCGTGTCCTACTCCATGCTGGCCTTCTGGTGCATGTGGCTCAAGCAGCACCATCCGTTGGCGTTCTACGCGGCCCAGCTCCGCAAGACCAAGCCCGACCCGAAGAAGCGGAACGACATCGCACTGATGCGAGACGCGGGCGACGCGAGGTTCGGGCGGAGCTTCAAGATCTATCCGCCGCAGCTGGAGGGATCCTCCGAGACCTGGGAGATCGCCCCTCAGGGCGACGGCGTTCAGGCCGGGTTCTTGCAGATCAAGGGCATCGGTGAGAAGTTCGCCGAGGCAATTGTCGAGCAGCGAGAAGAGGTTGGGGGTTTCCAAAACTGGGAAGACCTGATTAAAGTTCGGGGCATCGGACCGGCCAAGATGGAAATGATCATGGAGTTCTGCACGAAGGACGACCCCTTCGAGCTGGACAAGCTGGAGAACGGCGCGGCATCCATCGTCAAGGAGATCAAGGCGGGTCGGCTGGGCAGCATGCCGATCCCGGACACGCTGGCTGATGACATCCCCTACGAGGCCAAGAAGTCCTCGCACGTGATTATGGGGACGGTCAGGGCTCGTAACCTCCAGGACCTCTACGAGAACCATCGATCGCGAACCGGCGACGAGCTCGACCCGGCCACGGTCAAGGACCCCGACCTCAAGGACAGCATGACGCTGTACATGGAGGACAAGTCCGGACTGATGACGGTCAAGGTCAACCGGTGGATGTACCCGAAGCTCAAGGATGCGCTCTGGGACATCACGCTCAACCACGACTTCGTTCTCATGCGAGTCGAGAAGAAGCCGTTCTACGGCAAGACTGTTCACTGCACCCGGATGTGGGTGATCGACCCAGACTAGGAGAAGGCCATGGCGAACCGAGAGCCCTTGTGGGACGACGAAGAGGACATGGGGCTCAAGCAGCGAGTCCAGTACACCCTGACGAGGAACCTCTCCATGGCGGCGGGGTTCATCGGGATGGCGTTCGTGATCTTCCACTTCGTGTTCCCCGCCATGGCCGACCACGGCATCCTGCCCGCCCCCGTCTACCAGTTCGAGAGTCCGAAGTGACCAACACCATGCGCCGTATCCGTGGCTACCAGGCCGCCACGATCGGCAGGAACCATCGGATCAAGTTCCAGGCCACCAGCGTCAAGCCCCTCGTGTCCGGCCCTCGCCGGGCTCGCAACAGGAAGAAGGACGACAAGTGAACACCATGCAGGTTCAGCTCGCCTACGTCATGAACAGCGGCCGTGTGTACAACACGATGCCGTTCACGGTCTCGGAGGGCACGGAGCTCCAGGACCTCCATGGCAAGGTCAAGTACCAGCTGACCATGGACTCGTACCCGATCGAGTTCACCAACGACCGGGGCGACGCGCAGGTCATCATGGCGCGGAACGTCGAGACGATCCTCGTGAAGGTGCTGGGCACCGTCGCTCCGATCGAGCAGCCGGTGTACGAGGAGACCTTGCAGGAGTTCGCCGAGCCCGTGGCCGACGCCAGCCCGACCGGCTTCCCGCTGCGCTCCGACAAGACCTACAACATCCCTGTGCCGACCCAGCACGTGCACGTCTCCGACAGCGAGAAGACGCAGGAGATCTACGTCGTCCCGCTCGCCGATGCGCTCGCCTCGAAGGAGCCCGCCGCCGGAGAGCCCCGGGAAGGGGCCTACGCGCCCCGTAGCCGAGCGAACAGCGGCGGGATGGGCAAGGGGACCGACCCCCGCTAGATCGGCGCTTACGCGCCAACGTACTGATTCCGAGAAAGGAACCGAGATGGAGATGGACCCCGAGGTCCAGTTGATGCGCGACCCCGCCCATCACAAGGCGATGTCGATGATCAGGGACGAGCGTCGCCGCCAGATGGTCAAGTGGGGCGAGCAGAATCACCCCGACGGCACCGGCTCTGTGGTGGCGGAGATCTTCGCTGAGCAGTGGAAGACCGTCTGCGACGCCAACCACGAGGCGAGCAAGGACGACTGGGCGACGATCGCCGCCGAGGAGTTCCTGGAGGCTCTGGCCGAGACCGACGAGGACCTGCTCATCATCGAGGTCGCACAGAACGCGGCCGTGTTCACGGCCTGGCTGGAGGACCTCCTGCGTCGCCAGCTCAAGCGCATGGCCGAGACGAGCGGATGAGATCGTACCGACGAGAGGCCACGTTCCCCCGGCTCCCCGGTTCTCGGTGGGTGCCTGGCCTCTCGGGGGTCCGGACGATCATCAGTCGTCGCGGGCTGCTTCACAAGTACCACTGGACAGTCGTCGGCAAGTTCGAAGACGGCGTCCACGTAATTCTGAAAGGCGAAACATGGCGGAGGCGAGAGGCGCAGGTCGAGGTCTGGAACGCGATCTGGAACTCGGACTGCTCGAAGATGCACTAAGGGAAGTCAAGGTATTCCTCAGCAGTCACGAGGTTGACCCCCAAGTGCTATCCATCGCCGCCGTATCGTACGCCCGCCGAAACCCTGGGCTTTGGCTCAGGTATCATCATCACGTCGTTGATCTGATCAAGATGATCGACAACGGCCCTATCGACTTCGGTTCGACGCCCGTCGGAGCCGTGGCCCATGGTGCGCTGGTACACGCCATCCGCATCAACCAGGAGAGGAACACCCCGTGAAGAAGAAGGACCTCGTCGCCCAGATCGCCGACACCCGTTTCGACGGCGACAAGAAGGAGGCCGAGGAGGCCCTGGACATCGTCCTGGACGGCCTGCTGCGGGCGATGGTCGAGGAGGACGAGATCGACCTCTTCGGCTTCGGCAAGTTCTCCGTCAAGGAGGTCCCGGGTCGCACCGGCCGCAACCCGCAGACCGGCGAGCCCGTCGAGATCGCGCCGTCCGTCCGCGCCTCCTGGCGTCCGGCCGCCAACGTCAAGCGGATGCTGAACTCGGACGACGAGCTCGTCGAGTTCCCGGCCTACGCCCACAAGACCAAGTAACAACAACCCAACTCGGGCGCCTCGACCACAAGTTGGTCGGGGCGCCCCTCCTGCAGAGGAACACCACAGCATGAGCAACAGCATCCCGTCCTGGCTCGTCGAGCACCGCGAAGGCAACGTCTACGACGGAACCAGCAACGCGTACTACAACACCAATCCGCAGGACCTCTCCGACGCCAAGCTCACCGACCTCGTGTTCAACAAGCACTCGGTCAACGACGGCGAGCACGTCAGCCCGTACGATCAGAACACCCTGCATGTCGGCACGGCCGGTCTCCGGGTCGAACTCGTCAAGGCGCCGAACTTCGAGGTGTTCAAGTCGGTGCTGTCGTCCGCGACGCGGGCCACGGTCGGCATCGACCCGCACGCCCCGGGTGACGAGCGGGACTGGGAGGAGATGATGAAGGGCGGCCTGCAGGGAGCCCTGGAGTCCGACACCATCGTCTTCCGGATCTACAACGCGAGCCGGGCGCTCACCCATCAGCTCGTCCGGACGCGCAACGCGGCGTTCAACCAGCAGTCCCAGCGCGCGACGTTCTACGGCGACCGGCCGGACGTCCGCATGCCGCTGTCGGTGTACAAGAACCCTCGGGCTCGGGCCGCGTTCGAGAAGGCCGTGGCGGCGACGTGGGACGCGTACCGCATCGCGTGCGAGGAGGACATCTCGTACCAGGACGCTCGGTTCGTCCTCGTCGAGGGCACGGTGAACTTCATCCAGTGCACCTACACCGTGCGCGAGTTCATCAACGTCTACGCCTATCGGGCCTGCTCCATGTTCATGTGGGAGATGGTCGAGGTCATGCGCCTCATGCGCGCCGAGCTCGTCGGCTCCGAGGGCGAGAACCACTGGCTCGCCCCGTACGTCAAGATCTCCTGCGAGAAGACCGGCTCCGTCTGCCAGGACTGCAACGGCAAGGGCGAGGTCGAAGGCAAGGTCGCGTACGACAAGTACGAGACCATCACCTGCCACACCTGCTTCGGCCAGGGGCGCATCGGCGCCAAGTGCACCTTCCAGGGCTGGGAGTCGCCGGAGGGCCAGTGTGACAAGCCGTGGGCCAAGGACGAGCAGCGCTCCTTCAAGCCGCTGTTCCACACGATCGGCCGTCGGCCGGGGATGGACAAGAAGTGAACACCAAGCAGAAGATCTTCGCGGGGCTCGTCGGAGCCGCGACCGTGATCATCCTCGGGTCCGTGGCGGCGGGCGAGGGTGCGTCGGACAAGGTCGCGGTCCAGCCGCAGATCGGCACGGCCACCTCCTACGCGCCGCAGCCGACGACGGAGGAGAACAAGTCCACCAAGGCGCAGCTCTTCCGCGACTGCGTCGCCAAGGGCGGGCTTGCCACCGAGAAGGCGGCCACCAAGCACGTGACCAAGGTCAAGGTCGCTGACAAGATGAACAACGTCCTCGACACGGCCGACGTCTTCACCGACCTGAAGGGCGACATGTTCGGTCCGAACGGCGGCAAGGCCAAGCTGATCGCCTCCGCGTTCGCCGACTGCTTCAAGTCCGAGAACGGGCTCGTCACCGTCCACAGCGAGAGCGGCGAGCTGCTCGCCACGGGCAACTTCTGATGCAGCACATCCTCGCTGCACAGGGACCCGGTTCGTTCCACGAGATCGTCGACTACGTCGAGGCGGTCCTGCGGGACAACTGGGTCCCTGGTCCGGACAACACCAGGATGGAGCCGTACAGCTCGTCTGCGCGGGCCATCATCCTGTCCATCTTGAACAGGCTCGCTCACAACAACGAGGAGGACCAGGCCGTGCCCCACAACGAGACCACGTCCGCGATCAACATCCATCTCCGTGGCATCCAGGCGACGGTCGGCAGCGACGAGGGCAGGCGGGAGATGTACCGCTCGGCCATCGCCTCCTACATGTCCGCCGGTTGGACCGACTTCAGCATGGTCCGCGTCGGCGACGACATGGAGCTTCTCGGAGTCATGGAGCGCATGGACCTCCTGACGGTCGAGCACCTCGACCGAGCGATCCGAGACCTGGAGGTGCAGATCGACAACTGGCAGCCCTCTGTCGGACAGGGAGCCATCTCGATCGCGGAGCTCGCCAAGAACCACGTCGGCCTGATCAAACGTCGGCGTCGCCTGGTCGTGAAGGAGGAGACCAGTGGCGACGAGGACAACTAGCTTCGGCGTCAGCGACGAGGACCGGCCGTCGGGCAAGGGGCCGATCTTCGAGGCTCGGTACGGATCCAGCTGCTCGGTATGCGGAGACCGCATCGAGCCGGGAGACATGATCCGGGCTGACGGCGACGGCGAGGGCGGCTTCGAGCACGAGGAACACTCGGAGGGGCTGTGAGCTCTGGCTGGAACGGGAACGAGTACTGCGTCTTGTGTGCAACCGGAGACCACGACCCCTCTGAACACGAGCCTGAGTCCGCTCTGGTAATCACGTCGATCCCGGGGCGGAAGGGCAAGTATCTCTCGATCCAGACTGGATCCGCCATCAAGACCGTGGCGCGGTTCCGGAGCGGGCAGGCCTCGCAGGAGCTCATGGACTGGTTCCGGCGTCGCAACGGTCGGCCGGTCCGAGTCGTAGACGAACAGGACGACGAGGCGGCCTCGTAACGGGGCGCTACGGGGGCGTACGCGAGAGAACGGGAGCGGGTCGGTGAAACCGTCCGACCGACCCGCGTTCTCCGCCCTACGGGGCGCGTACTGATTTCAGAACTTCTAGCAAGGAGCAACACATGAGGTGGATGAACGACGCCGAGCGCAAGCTGGGCATCGAGCTCGGGTTCGTTGTGCGCCACGGCTCCCGGGGTGGACAGCTGATCAACGTGACCGTGGCCGACGCGGCGGGCACCAGTCCGACGGAGGGCAACACTCGTCCGGCCTCCATGGCCGAGACCAAGATGTGGGCGGCCCTCGCGAGCCGCGCTCGCACCAATGCCTAGGGGGCTGGCCGTGGGCAGCAACGAGCCCGTCCAGATCTGGGACGGCGGGCAGTGGGACTTCGCTGAGGGCGAGGACTTCGAGCCCGGCGAGTGGCGTCTCCTGGCGATCGAGCTGAAGGCCATCGCTGTCATGCTGGGTGGCACCGGGCACGCGACCGAGATCGTCCATCGTGACAAGAAGTGCAACATCATGGGCAAGACCTTCCGCTGGCAGTTCATCCGCTGGCGGACCGGCTGGAGGGGCGGGCTGTAGGTGGATTGGGAATGGGCTGAGAGCCCGCCTGGACGCGGATCCTCCAACGGGATCCAGAGGCTCCGGATCGAAGAGGATCAGCCGGAGAGCCTCAAGGAGTTCGACGCCGTCACCGCCATCGACCCGGGCGGCGTCACCGGCATCTGCACCCTCTGGTACTGGAAGGAGGGACTGCTCAGCCCCTCCGTTCCGGTGCAGCGATGCATGATGGCATGGGAGGCCTCGTGCCTCTACGGCGAGGAGAACGAGCAGACGCTGGCCGCCCTGCGATGGATCTCGGAGCGTACGACCGCCGGGATGGACACCACCATCGAGGACTTCATTCTCCAATCCGCCATCAAGGGGCGAGAGTTGCTGTCGCCCGTCCGTATCGGACACAAGCTCGACTACCAGTTCTGGCGCGGCATCCGCGTCGCAGCCGGGGACAAGCGCGTGTTCAAGCCGACCTGGCAGTCGGCCAACGACGCGAAGAACGTCGTGAACGACAACCGCCTCAAGCAGTACGCCATGTACACCCCGGGTCCGGACCACGCCAGGGACGCCACTCGGCACGCGATCCTCTGGCTGCGTAGGCAGCGCATGAAGATCATCAACAGCAACGACTGACAACAACCCATGCCCGGGGCGACCACCCGCCCCGGGCCTCGAGAACAACACGGAGTCCAAGTGAATCACCCGCTGGCGGACGACGCCATCGAGATCATGACCAACGCCGGGATCAACCCGCGTCCGGCACAGGTCGACCTGCTCAACATGCTCAGCGGCGAGAACCCTCGCTATGTGCAGGCGCCGACCGGCGTCGGCAAGTCGTTCGCCGTGATCGCCCACGCGGTTGCCCGAGCGATGGCCACGGGTGACCACAGCATCATCATCGCGGCGGACAACACGCTGCTCGCCCAGTATGCCAGCAAGGACCTTCCGACGATCCAGGCTGACAACGAGTTCGAGTATGCAGTTGTCAAGGGGCGTCGCCACTACGCCTGTGCCTCTGCGAACAACGAGGACAGCCCCGAATACAAGCGCATGCTGGAGCGAGCCCTGGAAGCTCCGCTGTTCCGTGGCTCGGAGCTCGCCGTCCCCAGCGAGGACATCCGCCCCTGCAACGGCGGGAACAAGTGCATCGCCTGTGCCGGTCCGGGAGCGTGCACCAACGACGAGTGCCTGCACGAGGACGGCATCTGCTGGAGCAAGCGAGCCCGTCGCCTCGCCTTCGAGGCCGACGTGATCCTGACCAACACGAGCATGTGGCTCGTCAACTCGTCGCTGCACGACGAGACCGACGGCCTGGTTCAGCTTCTGCCGTTCGGGCAGCCGTACGTCGACGAGGCCCAGCTGCTCCCCAACACGGTGATGGACAGCCTGGGTTGGCAGATGACCGAGATGTCCGGAGGCCAGCTGGGCAAGAACCTCGCCCCTGAGTTCCGCGACATGGTCAAGCTCATCATAGAGGAGTACGTGGCCGAGGAGGAGGCCGAGGGGCGCAGCGCAGACGCCCCGAGCCCGGCCAAGCGCTTCCAGGACCGCGTGCTCAAGGACGTCGAGCGCAAGGCGATCAAGGAGAAGCTGGAGGACTTCGCCAAGCGCATCAACAAGGAGAAGCTCTCCGAAGACGACATGGACGAGGTCGAGACTCCGCAGCAGTTCTTGATGCGCCGGATCGCGGCCATGACCACGACGGTGGCCGAGGAGAAGGAGGACGGCTTCTGCCTCACCTGGATCGACAAGGACGGCATCCACTGGGACGTGCTCAACGCGGGCCCCGAGGTCTTCAAGGCGTGTCGAGGTTGGAAGCCCAAGATGGTCTCGGCCACGGTGCCCGGATCGCTGCCCCGGCGAACCGGCTACTATGCCAACTCGACGCTTGACTACATCCCGCAGATGTTCGACTGGAGCAACAACTGCAAGGGGATCGCGTTCCCGGAGCAGTACGACCCGAGCGACTGGCAGGGGAAGGGGTGGTGGCAGGAGCGCTGGAACGACCTCTCTGGCCTCATCGACTCGGCCAAGGGCGGCTCCCTCATCCTGGCCACGTCGAACGCTGACGCCGACCGCCTGGCCTCTCTGGCTCGGAAGCGCTTCCCGGGGCGACAGGTCCTTCTGCAGGAGCCGGGCAACACCGCCATGAACCCGGTCCTGATCGAGAGGTTCCGGCGAGACGGGAACGCGATCCTCATCGGCGTCGAGTCCTTCTGGAAGGGAGTCGACATCCAGGGTCCGGCCCTCTCGCTCGTCGCGATCTGGAAGCTGCCCTACGAGGTGCCCACGCTCCTGCACAAGGCGATCGGAGGCAAGACCAGGGAGCAGCAGATCAACTTCAGCATCGAGTGCATGCACACCCGGCTGATTCAGGGCATCGGTCGCCTCCTCCGCTCCCAGAGCGACAAGGGGGTCGTCGTGGTCTGCGACGGCCGGTTCCACCGGATCATGCGTCGGAACGTCTTCCCCAAGATGTCCAGCCACCTGCCCGACGTCTTCCGGAACGACTGACCGAAGCCGTAGGCGCCCACGTAACGAGCGATCTCGGAGCCGATGGGCCAAGGTACTCACCCAGCCCCGTTCGGCCGTTACGCGGGCGCCTAGGCCCCATGCCGGGGCTGCCTCGGAGAAGCCCTCCGCCCCGCACGCAGAAGAGCCCCGGTCCCTGGGTGGGATCGGGGCTCTTCGTGTTGGTGGCTACATGTTGCGCATCTTCCGCATGATGTTGGAGGCGGTCGGGGCGTCGATCCCCAGGTCGATCATGATCGCCTCGCGGGCCTGGCGACCGAGAGCGGCGGCGGCCGGAGCGTCGTAGGCACGTCGAGCAGTGGCGGAGGCGGACAGGGTCGCCTTGACCGTGGCGATCAGGCCGGGGGCCATCTTGTAGACCTTGCCACCCTCGCGGATCTTGCGGACCTGCAGGGACTTGAGAGCCGAGTCGGTCCAGGTGGAGACGACCGCGATGTCGGACTCGTCCATGACGTCGACGCAGATCTCGAAGCCCCGGATCTTGCGGGTCTTCATCTTGGGCGTCTCCAGCAGGACCCGGGTCAGCTCGGACATGCCCTCGTCGCCCTGGCCGATCCAGGAGGAACCGGCGCGGTCGGCGTTCTCGAAGCCTCGGACCAGGGAGATCGCCTTGGTGAGCTCCATCTCGTTGCTGACCTCGTTGCCGGTCTCGATCTCGCGGACGGCGAACTTGTTGTTGGACTTGCGAACGAGGTCGAAGCGGAGGGCGAGGTTGCAGACGATCTTGCTCATGGTGGGCTCCCTTGTCGTTGTTCTCTTGCTTACGAGTAGAACTTTACCCCAACTCCAGTCCGACGTAAACCCCTACCAGAGAATATGTACAAAGAACCAGGTAGCGAAGCCGAGCCAGGCCGCCGCGAAAACCGCTCGACCCGGCTGCTTGTGGGTGCGGAACCATGCCCGCGTCCGCTCGGACAGCGTGTCCCCGGGCGTCTTGTTGAGCAGGGCGTACACCTCGTATGCGAAGCCCGTGGCCAGCAGCAGGCCCCAGACCATGTCCGGATCCGGCTCAGCCATTGGACTCCTCCTTAGGCACGAACGCGACATCGTTGACGAGCCCCTCGGGGTACTTGGCTCCCCGGCCTCGCGCCCAGTTGGCGACGAAGTTGTAGTCTCGACTCCAGACGTTGGCCACCTCCCAGCCCTGCTCGTCCATGTACCGCACGACGTCGTCGTGCCCGGCCGCGATGGTCGGATCGTGGACGGTGCAGGTCTCGACGATGACGAGGTCCAGGTCGTCGAGGTTGGCGCTCCGCAGAACCTCGATCTCGAGCCCCTGGGCGTCGATGACGGCGATGTTGGCGTCCCCCTGGACCTCGCTGAGAGGGAGGACGGCGACCTCGATCTTGCCGGCAACCTGGTCGCGCTTGGCCGGAGTGTTGAGCGTGGAGAGGTTCGTCTTGCGCATGACGCTGAGCGTCGCCGTCCCGCGCTCCAGGCCGCATGCCGCCTGCACAACGTTGGCGAAGGGGTACTTGTTCTCGAGCGCGACGGCGAGGTCGGGGATCGGCTCGACGAGCGTGATCTCAGGGATGCCCGCCTTGATGTAGTACGGCATCTCCTCGCCCTTGTGGGCTCCCACGTGCACGATGTGCAGGGGCTCGATCGCGAGGTCGACCATGAGTCGGGGGAAGTCGGTGAACACGGTGCCCATCAGGCGCTCCTCGTTGCGGGGTGGCGGTCGTAGTCGGCAGGGAAGTCGATGTCGTCGGTCTCGTCGTCGATCTCGGTGAACCAGTCAGACAGGACCAGGTGTCGGTTGAGAGGCGTCCCCTGGTAGGCGCGGAGGATCATCCAGCCGGGCGGCCTCGTGACAGCGCCGGACGCACGGACGTCGTGGACCATCTTGATCGTTCGGTCGAGGCGCTCGTGCTCTTCAGGCCACCAGCTCGCCGCGAAGATCTCGCCATACGGCGTTCCGGTGATGGCGCTCTTCCTGTACCGGCCGTAGACCATGTACTGGCGCCGAGTGTCGAACATAATCTGCAGCATGGCCTGTTCGCTGAAGAACACGTCACCCAGGAGCAGGACGGTGCGACCATCCTCGTTCCAGAGATGGCGAGTTGCAGCGTACTCGCTCGGATGCTCGCCGGTCACAACGCTGCGAACGCACATCGGCGCCACGGAGTTGTATCGATCGTCGTCCGGCGTCGTGATCGTGACGTCCGGCGTGTACCCACGAACCTGCTCGATGGTCCTGTGCACGAGAGGCTGGTTACCGTGGCGCGTCAGCGGGCACAGATGCGACGGCACACCCAGGTGCTCGTTCCACTTCGACTGGCCACCTGCAGCTGCGATGATCGCCCTCATGCCAGACCTACCGTCTCTGCGATCTGCATCAGTCGATGCGTCCACATGTGCTTGTCACGGATGGCCTGAAGCGCGTTGTCCGACATCTCCCGAAGGTCCTGCTCGGACATCGAGTAGATCCGCTCCCACATGGGTGCGAAGTCGAACCGGTCGTACAGGATCATGTTGCTGTCGTCGAAGCCCTGCTCCTCCAGACCGAGGGTGCGGGGATAGGCCAACACACCACCCCTGCCAAGGGTGTTGGGGACTCGGTCGGACCAGTAGTAGTCCGCCGGTGCCGAGTCGCCGAGCACCACGCGAGCAGAGGCGTACACCTTGTTGAGCTCGCCGCCGTAGACCTTCACAGCGCGGCCGAAGTGTCGGAAGCGCTGCGGATTCCGCTTGCGTGCAGAGTCGAGCAGACGTGTCCGGTGCTCACCATGGATGGTGGGTACGTTGGACCCCACGAACACGTAGTACCTCTTCTGGTACTTGGGGTCAGGATCGCGACGACCGAAGAACCGGACGCCCATCGCAGGAGGCATCCAGTGGTGGTTGACCCCGCGCTCCTTGAAGCGCTCCTGGTTCCCGCCGTCGGCCGTGAAGACGTGCTGAGCGCTCCACCATGGCTGGTCCGTGGCGTTGATGCGGGGCTCGCGGTTCGCGATGCCCCAGTACAGGTCCATGTGGATGCCGACGGTCGGAACTCCAAGGTCCTCGATCCGTCGCATCATCTCGCGTCCGTCGCCGAACGGGTCGTGATGGTGTGTGCGAGCCCAGATGAACAGGTCTGCACCGCGACAGAGATCGACGACGTCGTCCGGCTGAGAGCCTCGCGCCTCGAGATGGACGAAGTCCCATCCCATGGACTCGCCGGACTCGGCTATGTCGTCCTTCCATCGGTTGTCACCGATCGGGCGCGGGGCTCCCAACAGGACTACTCGCATGAGCTGTTGCTCCTTACCGGATGCGGAAGCGCTCAGACGGCAGGATGATCGCCTGAGCAGGGTTGTTGAGGGCGGTGGCCGTCTTGACGACGACGATGTAGCCGATGAGCAGCGTGAACTTGAGCAGGGGATTGACCTGGTAGTTGGTCGTGCCGATGGCGTTGACGCCCTCTGTCAAGCTGGCGTAGACCGACTGGCCGTACTGGATGAAGAACCTGTTGTCGGGGGCGGAGAGCGGCGAGTAGTAGACGCGCTGGATCGTCACGCTTCCCGTGGGGTTGGGAACCGGCGTGACGACTCCGTTCACGTCGTAGTTCCCCGGCAGGATGACGTTGGTCGGAGAGCCGGTGAGCGAGTTGGGGTCGCGAGTTCCGATACGGAACGAGGGCTGGACGACCGCGTCCTGCGTCGTCACGTTCCGGTCGTAGTTGAGCGTCGGTCCGTTGTACAGTCCGATGGCTCGGTTGAAGATGCGACCAGCCGAGGTGTTGATGCTCAGGTTCGCGCCGTTGGCGAAGACGAACATCTCCTCGCCTCGCACCGAGAAGGAGCCCAGGCTCTCCAGAAAGCGAGACCAGTCGCCGGTCTTCTGCGTGATCCGCTCGTGGGTAGTCTGCACCTCGATGATCAGCCCGCCCGACTGCAGGCTGAAGCCGAGCTGGAGACGAGCGACACGGTCGGCTGCCGTGGGCTCGGTCGTCTGCTGGCCGAAGGTGCCGTCCTTGTTGAGGTAGTACCACGTGATCGGCGACGACGGGTTCGCGTTGATGATCGTGCTTGTGGTCGACTTCTCCACTCGAACGACCGACGGAACGTTCTCGTTGGCGGTGTGATCGACGATGTAGCCGACGAACGGGGCGATGTCGATCGCGATCGGGTTCGACAGGTTCGGGTCGACAGCTCCGCCACGGATGATGCCGGTCGAGACCAACGCACCAAGCAACTCAGTGATGTTGGGCATCGTGACGTCGGCGTTGTCGGTGAGGGTCTTGGCTCCGGTGATGACCTGCGTCCCCGTGAGCTTGACGTTCTGCGCATCGAGCGTGGCGACCTCGCCGTCGAGGGTGGCCAGGTTGTCGGCGACGACCTCTACGTTGGACTGGACGGCAGAATCGCCCGCGTCGACATAGGTCTTGCGCGTGAGCTGGTTGCCAGTTATCGGATCGGACGAAGGCCCAACAGGAATGGACGTGAACGTCTTGATGCCGCCGACCGTCTGGTCCTGGGTGAGTTTGACGTTCTGGCCGTCCAGCGCTGTGACGGTGTTGGTGAGGGTGTCAACGAGCTCGTCGGTGTACTGCTTGGTGGTCGCTTCCAGAGGCTGGTCGGGATCGCCAGCGAGGACCAGGTCGCCGGTCATGGTGCCGCCGTCGCGCCGGAGGTAGATCGTCGAGAAGGCCGGGCTGATGGCCTCCGCCTCGATCACGTCCGAGAGTACGACGCTCGGCTCGTCCTTGGTGAGGACGGCGAACGTCTCCCAGTTGGGCGCGTTGGTGAACTCGCCGATGATCGTGTAGGTCCAGCCGGTCGGGTTGATCCCGGTCGCGTCCGGAGCCACCAGTGTGATGCTGAACTCGCCGTCGACCAGCTCCGCAACTGCCTCTCCTCCGAGAGTGTAGTTGTCGGACGGAGCGACCGCGAGGTCGGGGGCCACGAACCTGATGTGGCCCCGCATGAGGCTTCCGTCCGGTGTCGTGAGCGGCTCGCCGCTCGACACCGTGACAGTCTCCACTCCCGGAGGGATGGGCATGCTGGAACTCCTACTTCTGTGCGTCGTCCTCGGTGTTGAGGAACCAGAGGAACTTCTGGACCTGCGGGATCGCCATGAGGCGAGTGACCGTGGCCGAGGCCGCCAGTCCGGCCGCGACCCAGGGGGTCGTCTCGTCCAGGCCGGTCGCGTCGACGATCCCGGGCAGGGCGACGGCGATGCCGATGGCGGCCTGGACGACCGTTCTGATCGTCTGCTTGTTGGCCTTGCTGAGCGTCATGCAGCTCTCCTTACTTGACGAACGGGACCTTCAGGCGGTCCCACGAGTCCTTGCCCGGCCAGCCGTCGGCGGCCTGTCCGAGCCATCCGCACTTGCGCTGCCACTTCTGGTAGGAGCGGCGGTCGGCCTCGGACCAGCGGGGACCGGGGCCGACGTTGTACCGACCGCAGCCCATCGCGACCAGACGCTTGCCCATCTCCGTGATGATGGGGCTGTTGGGCTGGCTCTTGAAGAACGCAGCCCCGGGGAACGGCTGGTACTTCGGCTTGGCCGGAGGCTTGGGCTGCTCGACCGGCGGCTTGGGAGCCTCGGGCTTGTCGCCTTCGAGTCGCTTGTCGATGCGGGCTCGCATGGTGACCATGGAGAAGCCCTTGGGGTCGCTCTTCCAGTCCGACCACTCCAGGTGGCCGATCACGGACTTGGCCTTCCAGTCGAGCTCGCGGCAGATCGCGGCCGAAGCCTTCTCGATCGCGTCGAGCTGCTCAGCGGGCCAGGGGTCCTCGCCGTCGCCGAGGTTCTCGCACTCGAAGCCGTAGAAGGCGTCGTTGCCGTCGACCCCGGACTCGCCGTCGTGCACGTCGGTGGTGGGCGGCTTGTCGCCGTAGGACTCGGCCTTGACGGCGGCGAGGACGTCCGGGTCGCCCGTGCCCGCGTGGTTGGCTCGACCGGCGGAGATCAGGTGGATGGTGCCGTTCTTCGCGATGACGCCGTGGCACAGCGGTCCTGGCAGAGACGCGTACCCGTCCTTGCAGATGCGGACCGTGTTGGCGGTGCCCTTGGTCACGGTGTGGTGGATCATGATGCCGTGGACCGGACCGAACGCCTTGCCGGTCTCGTCGTCTCGCTCGTGCGTCTTCCAGCCCTTGGTCTCGACGACCTTCAGGCCCTCCGCCCGCAGGATCTCGACGAGCCTGTCGGGTGCGATCGGTGTTGCCATGGGTGAGTTCCTCCTCTGGTTGAGGTCTATCTTACGTGAAAAGCCGTAGAGGCCCGCGTAACGGCCCCGGGAAGGCGGGTCGGTACGCGGGCCTCAGGCTGTCGGCGCAGGCCGTTACGCGGCCACGTAGGGCCTCTTACGACCCCTTGGGGAGGGAGCTTGAGAGGATCGGAGCCAGAGCCATCAGAACGGCAGCCCCGGTCCCGTACCTCCAGCGCTCCAGCGCGCGCAGTCTGCCTCGGAAGTCGTTGCGATCCTCCTGGGCTCGCTCCAGGAGCATGTCCACCTTCGTTTCGATACGAGCCAGCCTCTCGAGAGGCCCGCCCTCCGGGTCGGGAATAGACACTCCAGCCTCCGTGTTGGTATGCGCCATCAGCGTTCGGAAATCCCCGTTCACTGATTTTACCCCTTTCCGTGGCTACGCGTGGGCAGGACTACGTGCGCTAGATCTTGTTACACGCCGAGCGGATTCTCGATGTAGGCACCCTCAAGGTAGATGCCGGTGCAGTTGTTTCCGGCAGCGGTCGGAAGACCGGCCTGCCAGACGCCCGCGCTGCTGATCGTGTTGCGCAGGTTGTAGAACAAGGTGTTGGAGCCGATCAGAGGCCAGCCGCGCTCGGTGGTCGGCCGGAAGCCAACGTCGAACGTGAACACCGTCGTGTTGACGTTGGCGACGATCGTGCCAGCAACACAGTTGATGCGACCGGCATACTCCCATCGCTCGACACCGAGGATCTTCACCTTGCGCATGCGAGGCGTGTCACCACCAGCAGAGAATCCCGCCGCGTAGTTGCCGATGTCGTCGATCGGAGTCCAGCCCATGACCTCCTCGATCAGGCGCGTATTGAGCAGGTCGGCGGTGAGTTCCCGACCGGCCAGAAACGGAACGTAGGGCACGACAGCTCCTTACAGAGAGACGTAGATCGGCTTGACGAGATCGATCGGCTCGTCGTCTGCATGAGCCTTCACGATACCGTTCACGCTACGAACGACGGTGAAGCTCTGGACGTTGTTCAGGTCCAAGTTGTCATATCGAACCTGAGGATTGACGTTGGTGTTGCCCGTGACCGAGATGGATCGGACACCGGCGAGCGGAGAGGTGGTCAGGCTGCTGTCGGTGGCGTCGATGTGCCAGGCGCCGGGCTCAGCCACGGTGGTCCGCCAAACCTTCGCCCGGAGGCTCGTTCCCTCGACCTGGAATCGAAGGTTGTAGAACGTACCGGCTACATACGTGATGCCCGGCGTGAAGGTCGACCCAACAGCCGACTCGACTGCCGCCACTCGCTTGCGGATGTCAAGCTGCAGCGATCCCGAAGTGTTGAAGATCAGCCGGGCGTGATACAGGTTGTCGCCGCTGCTGTACCGGGCGGTGAGTCCTCCGGTCAGAGCGGCCCCGGTTGCGGTGGCCGACACGGCGATCCCGACCGTCGCATCGAAGTCAGTCGCGACGTAGTCCACGAAGGTTCGTCGCGAGACCGCCACAGAGGACAGCGTGTGCGAACCGTATCCGGACCCGACAGCGTAGTCACCCGCGACACCGCCGCCAGTGGACCAGACCTTGTTCGAGTCGGAGGTTCCCCATCCGTTCGCCACGGTGCGACCGAAGGCGTCCTTCAGGAAGGAGATGCAGGCAGTCGCCTGGACAGTCTCACCACCGACCTTGAACAACGACGGGAAGTCGTTTGGATACGTGGCCGAGTCGGCCCAGCGGGCGGCGTTGACGGGCACCTCGACGTCCATGTTGGTGGCCGTGTCCGTGACTGCACCAGCGAGCTTCGACACGGTGCTGCCGAGCTTGAAGCCGCCGTCGAGGAAGCCGGTTGCCCAGGGCTCTCCAGGCGAGCAGGTGAAGGTGATCTTCCAGGCGCTCGGTCCGATCTCCTCGGTGTACCCCTGGATCAGGAGGTCGACGTCGTCCGGGCCGTATGCGTCGGGCAGGTTGGTGATGCGGATCAGGTCTCCGACGTCCAGGCGAAGGATGTCGTCCACCATCTCGTAGACCCGAGGATTGCCGAGGTCCAGAGTGATCTGCTTGTAGCGCAGACCGTTGAACGTGCCCAGCGCCATCAGCCAGTTGGCCAACTGCTCGGGCTGCTCGTCGTCCTCAAGGTTGCGAGTGTAGCTGGAGTCGTATCGACCAACTCCGTTCGGGAACTCCTGGATCGACATTGCACCCTCTTCGAGGATGCCGACGCCGAAGCCGCCGCGCTCGCGCTGGACCGTGACGTCGTTCTCGGTGTAGCGGTCGTCATCGATCGGCTTGAACGGCGCGCTGATCACGCCAGCAGAGAAGTCCAGCGTGAGGATCGGAGCCTGATTGTAGATGACGCCATGGCTCTGGAAGATCAGCTCACGCGCGTCCCGCCGCTCTCCGAGGAAGCCGACGTCCGACTTGGCGCAGGAGTCCAGGGCGTCCATCAGCTTCTCGCGACCCTGCGAGCCCATACGAGTCTCGATCTCGCTGATGCCTGCAACCGACAGAGTGGCACCGGCTTCCGTGGCGACTCGCAGGGCACGCTCTCCGGCACGCTCTCCGGGGAACCCCATCATGGCCTGGTACATCTCGTCTGCGGTCGGAGGACCCGGGTCCAGAAGGTCGGGGTGCTCCCACAGCGTCAGGTATCCGAACGACTGGGGATTGCTTGTGACTCCGTCCATGTCCCAGCCGTATCGGACCTCCTTGATGTTGCCGATGGGTCCGCCCCCGGAACCGATCGGGTCGCTGTCGCGGAGAACTCCGTCGATGTAGAGATAGGTCGGGAGATCGACCGCCCTTCGACCGGTCTGAAGGCGGATGTGGTGCGGCTGGTCGTCGAAAATACCGGCGCTGGTCACGCTGAGCAGGAGGGATACGCTGCTAGTCTCCATCTCCCTGTACGTGACCGTGACCGTGACCTGGTCGGACCCAGGGACGAAGTCCATCCGCAGACTGACTCGCGGAGAACCTGCCTGCCCAGCGCCCGTGTCGGTCAGGATGATGTAGTCGCCGTCTCCGACGCCGTTCCGAACGATGTCGATGTATGTGTCGTCTACGACTCCGGATGTGGCGACTCGGTTGCTGATCAGCACGCCGTCCGAGTTCGTGGGCGCCAGGGCGACCGGCTCGATCCAGTCGGCGATCTCCCCCTTGGTCCACTGGATCCTGTTGCTGCCGAAGCTGAGGACCTGCGTCATGGTGCGACCACCAGGCACGATGGAGGTCGCACCGACAGAGGAGACGCCATCGGTCATCGGCCAGCACTCGGTCGGGTTGTTGGCCTTGATGAAACGAAGCAGGGCGCTGTCGATCGGCTTCACGCCCGCGTCCAGCCGACGCATGATGCCAGTCGGCGAGATCGAGGAGAACCGGTCGTTGCCTGACAGGTCGCGCTCCGGCGGCCAAGCGGGCACCTCGCCCTCCAGACGAACGTGCTCGTTGGAGAGCTCAGCCGTGCTGCGAGCGGTCCAGAGGAAGCCCGTGTTGTCGGTGACAGTGGTGTCGCCCGGATCGGCCACGGAGAAGTCCAGGTCGACCGTGTTGACGCCGTCGATCCCGTTCCAGAGCTGGAACTTGTAGATGTTACCGACCAGGGATGAGTCAGACAGGTCGGTGAGCGAGCCGACCTCCAGCTGAGCGTTGCCGTTGAACACAGAGGTCGTGCCGGTCAGTACGGTCGGCTCACCCAGCTGTCGCCAGACGCCGTCGATCGAGTTCGAGTAGTAGAACGTGGAGGTGTTACCACCAGCACCGTTGTTCACGTCGAGCGTCGCACGGATCGCGACGCGCTGACCGTTGTAGGCGGGGACCGGAATCGTGGAGGCCGTGGCGATGCGTGCCGCTAGGGTTCCATCCGGCGACCACATGAACAGGATCTTGCCTTCGGCCGTGAGGAGAAGGCCCCAGGACCTGTTGTTGCCCGAGATGGCGTACTTGCCAGCGATCTCGTAGGCGTGCACCCAGTCGGTCGGCGCGAGCTCGACTCGAACGTCGATGTCGGTGGTGATGTCCTGCGCGGCGTTGTCAGGCGTCGTGAACGCCTCCGTGCCGCCTGCGAGCTTGAGCCAGGCGCCCCCGGCGAACACGGAGTGGCGGATCGGGGTGTTCCGCCCGATGAGGCCGTACAGCGGGCTGAGCGGGTCGCGCGGGCTGTACGTGCCGTTTCGGTTGTCCACCACGGCGGAAGCAGCGCTCGGATCGGCCCTGGTGCTCTCCGAGTTGCGCCCGCGCGTGATGGTCAGGGCGGACGTGTCGCGCATGTCGCCCGTGATGTCGTTCCACACGCCGTTGTAGAACAGCTCTGTCTTGCGCTGGGGAGGCAGGCTCATCGCGCGCTCTCCGTTCCGAGTCGGTTCACGTCTCCACCGAACTTGATGCGGATGGTTTCCATCAGCCATTCCATGAACAGGTCTCCGCCACCAGGAGCGAACGAGACCTGCATGCCGGAGCCTCCGCCCCGGTTCATGTCAATCAGACCCTGGAGCTTGCTGAGCGGAAGGACGGCCTCCTGCTCGGCGCCCTCACCGATCATCGCCATCGTGGGACCGGTGGTGATACCACCGCTCGCCAGGAAGGGGATGTAGGGGATCTGCGGGATGTTGACGCCCGGAATGGAATTCGCGCCGCTGATGAGCACGTTGATTCCATAAATGCCGCCATTGAGCGTGTCGATGATTCCGTTCAGCGCGCTCTTCAGCCCGTTGACGATGCCGTCCCACATGCCCTTGAAGAATCCCTTGATGCGATTGATCGCACCGGAGATCTTGTCGACGACGTTGTTCCAGAGGTCAGTAATCCACTTGGTGATGCCGCCCCAGTTCTTGATGATGAGACCGAGCGGGGTGAAGTTGAGGAAGATGTACTTGATGCCGTCGATCGCCTTGCCGATCAGCCACTTGACGCCCTCCCACATCTTCTTGAGGAAGTCCCATGCAGCCTGGAATGCCTTGATCGTGTAGTTCTTGATCGTGTCCCAGTTCTTGATGATGAGCACGACCAGGCCGACGACGGCCGCAATCACGAGCGCGATCGGACCCATAGCGATGATCCAGGCGGCGGCCATTCGGAGCGCGTTCATCGTCGCCTGTGCAGCCATCGTGATCCAGGCGGCAACCCATGCGGCTGCAGTGGCAGTTGCAGAGGCGACGGCTGAGACGGCTGCAGCAGCCATCGAAGCAACCCAGGTTGCAGCAGCGGCAACCCACGTGGCGACGGTGGTGGCAGCGCTCGCGACGGCACCGGCTGCGATGCCCGCCATGGAGGCGAGCCAGGTTCCAGCGGCCGTGAGCCAGGAGGTCACGGCGGTCGTCGCGCTGGTGACGGCCGAGGTCGCCATCGTGATCATGCCCGTGACCCAGCTCGTAACGGCCGTAGCCGCCGACGTAACGACCGTTGTGACCCAGGTGGCTGCCGCCGTCACCCAGGCGCCTACGGTGGTGGCGGCGGTGGTGATAGCGGTCGTAGCGGTGGTGAGCATGCC